GCGAAATGAGAGCATTATCAGTTGGTGTTAGTCCTACAGCGGCAGTAGACACTACAGTCTATACCTGTCCTACTGGCTATTACTCTAAATTTACTGTAATGTATATCCACAATACAGGCGGCTCTACCAAGCATATAACTGTTCAATGGTTTGACGCAAGTGCTAATACCACTCTTGATATATTAACTCAATACGATTTCACATCAAAAAACTACTTGCAGTTTGATGGCAATGCCTACATTGTTTTTGAAGAAGGCGACAAAATTAAAATAACTACTCAATCTGCAAGTTCATTTAGTTTTATAGCAACATTTGAAGAAGAAGGGTTAACAAGAGCATGACCTACCTTGAACTTGTAAACGATGTATTAGTAAGGTTGCGTGAGACAACAGTTTCAACTGTTTCCGAAACCTCTTATTCTGCTTTAATTGGCAAGTTTGTAAATGATGCCAAGCGTCAGATTGAAGATGCTTTTGCTTGGAATGTTCTAGGTCAAACCATTACAGTTACCACTGTAGCATCTACACCCGCTTACTCTCTGACAGGTGCTGGTCAGAAGTTTCAAGTGATGGATGTAATCAATACCACTAGCAATGTTGGACTCATAAACATCACTTTTGTGGACATGAACCGCAAGCTAAACTTTACTCCACTTGTCAATTCAATACCTACAGAATTTGCTTTTGATGGGGTTGATGGTAGTTACGACACTAAGGTAAATCTATATCCAATACCTGATGGGGTATACACAATCAAGTTTGCTTTGACAGTGCCACAAGCTACATTGTCATCAGATGCTACTGTCGTTGCTGTTGCTGACACTTTAGTGGCTCAGAATGCCTATGCTCGTGCTTTGGTAGAGCGTGGTGAAGATGGCGGCTTGTCTTCTTCTGAGGCATATCAGTTGTATAAAGCTATGTTGTCTGACTACATTGCTTTGGAAGGTACTCGTTATCCTGAGAATCAGGAGTTTGTTGCGGTATGAGCCAACAAATACAAACCTATAGCATTTCAGCGCCAGCACTTTATGGTCTGAATACGCAAGACTCTCCTCTTGATCTTGCGGCTGGATTTGCTTTGGTTGCAACAAACTGCATTATTGACCAGTATGGTCGGATGGGTTCACGCAAAGGGTGGTCTAGAGTTAATGCGTCTAGTGGTGATCTAGGCGCTAATGATGTAAAAGTCATACATGAGTTAGTTCAAGCTGATGGCACTTTGACTGTTTTATTTGCTGGTAACAACAAGATTTTTAAGTTAAGTTCTACTAATACAGTTACAGAACTTACCTATGGGGGGGGTGGTACTGCTCCAACGATTACAAATAGTAATTGGCAATGTGCTTCTTTGAATGGCATTACTTACTTCTTTCAGTCTGGTCACAATCCTTTGATTTATGACCCTGCTGTTAGCACTACTACATATCGTAGAGTGTCTGAAAAGACAGGTTATGCCGCTACTGTTCCTGATGCAAATATTGTTATATCTGCATTTGGTAGGTTGTGGGCGGCAAATACAACGAGCAATAACGCTACTGTTTACTTCAGTGATCTTATTGCTGGTCATGTATGGTCTACAGGCACTGCTGGTAGTTTGAACGTAAACAATGTGTGGGTAAATGGTGCTGACCAGATTACTGGTTTAGCGGCTCACAATGGTTTCTTGTTTATCTTTGGTAGACGACAGATTCTTGTTTATGCTGGTGCTACTGCACCATCAACCATGACCTTGAGTGACACTGTTGAGGGTATTGGTTGCATTGCAAGGGACAGTATTCAGACAACTAGCACTGATGTGTTGTTTTTGTCTAACTCTGGTGTTCGTTCTTTGATGAGGACAATTCAAGAGAAGTCTGCGCCTGAAAGAGATTTGTCTAAGAACATTCGTAATGATTTAACGACTGTAATTGCTGGAGAGACATTAGAAAATATCAAGTCTGTTTATTCGGAGCGTGAAGCATTTTATTTATTGAGTACGCCATCCATAGGTGCTGTATATTGTTTTGACACAAAGGCTTATTTACCTGATGGTGCGGCAAGAGCAACCACTTGGGACTCTATAACTCCAACAGCATTTCTGTCTCGCCGTGATGGTAGTTTGTACATTGGCAAGAATGGTTATATTGGTTTATACAATAATTATCAAGATTACGACACTTCATATCGGATGTTGTACTACACCAACCATGCAGACCTTGGAAATCAGAATCAAACTTCTATTCTGAAGAAGTTGTCTATTGTGGTTATTGGCGGTACAAATCAAGCTGTTACCTTTAAGTGGGGGTTTGACTTCAAGACAAACTATTTGTCTAGTGATGATTTAATTCCAACGCAAGGCGAGTCTTATTATGGGATTGCTGAATATGGTGCTAATGCCACTGTAATTGCACAATACTCTAATGGTGTTGCATTGCAAACCTTAACTGTTTCGGCATCTGGAAGTGGTAAGGTTGTTCAAACAGGATATGAAACAGACATAAATGGCACAGCATTGTCTATTCAGAAGATTGAAATTCAAGCCAAGAATGGCAAACTGAGTTAAAGGAGTAACTATGTCAAACTACACAAAATCAACTAACTTTGCAACCAAAGATGCTTTATCTTCTGGAAACCCTTTAAAGATTGTCAAGGGTACTGAGATTGATACAGAGTTCAACAATATTTCTACAGCTATTGCAACTAAAGCAGATACTGCATCTCCTACTTTCACAGGTACAGTAGTAATACCAACTGCCACAATAACAACTGCAAATATTTCAGCTGGAACTATTACAGGAATTACTGATATAACTGTTGCTGATGGTGGTACTGGTGCTTCTACTGCCGCCAACGCAAGAACTAATTTAGGTTTAGTAATTGGCACAAACGTACAGGCTTGGGATGCAGATTTAGATACTTGGGCAACAAAAACAGCCCCTAGTGGCACTGTTGTTGGTACATCTGATAGTCAGACACTAACAAATAAGACTCTAGGCGCAGGAACATCAAGTTTTCCATCATTGCGTTTAACTTCAGGTACAAATCTAACATCTGCTACTGCTGGTTCAATTGAGTATGATGGTAAAGTAATTTATGTTACACCTATTGGAACACAGAGAGGAGTTGTTCCTACTCAACAATACTACAGACTTGATTCTGCGTATGTAGGGTCAAATTCAAGTAGCGCACAAAGCATATTTGGTGTTGGTGTAACACTGTCTGCAAGCACTGTCTATGAGTTTGAGATTGTTTTTGCCTTATTAAAAACCGTTGGGGCTACAGCCCATACTGTTGGAGTCAGTTTTGGTGGTACGGCTACTATCAATAATTTTGTCGCTATGTTTAACGGCCATTTAAATACAACACCAACCACAGTAAATGGAACTACAACACAAGCGCTTTTTCAAGCAGTTACAAATTTAACTGTTGGCCAAAATATTGCCGCAGGTACAGTTTATTTTTACGGCGTAATAAAAGGAACAGTATCTATCAACGCTGGAGGTACATTTATTCCGCAATACACGTTGTCAGCCGCACCAGGGGGCGCATATTCAACCGAATCTGGTAGCTACATCAGAATATATCCTATAGGCGCATCAGGCTCTGCAACTAATGTGGGTACATGGGCATGATGATTCAAGATTCTCAATTCCGCATTACTCATCATTTCAGTGATGGGCTGTATGCCAAAGAGTCATTCTTCACGGCAGGAATGGCAATCATGAAGCATACGCACAACTTTAGTCATTTGTCGATATTGGCTCATGGCAAGGTTGCTGTGTTGCGTGGTACTGAGATTGATATTGTTTCTGCTCCTGCTTGCATTGAGATTGAGGCTGGTGTGACTCATGGAGTTAAAGCGATAACTGATTGTGTTTGGTTTTGTATTCATGCCACAGACGAGAAAGACCCGTCTAAAGTGGATGAGATTTTGATTAAAGGGGATTGATATGCCATTTGCAGCAGCAGCAGTTTTTGGTGGGTTAAGTTACTTAGGGGCGCAAGAACAAGCTGGCGCTATAGAGGCGGCGGCTAACACTTCTGCGGCGGCTCAACGTGATGCGGCTCGACAAGCGGCTGAAGCGGCTAGATTTCGCCCTGTAGGTATCACTACCCGTTATAGTGGTTCTAACTTTCAGTTTGACCCACAAGGTTATTTGTCAGGCGCTGGTTATACAGTAAGCCCTGAACTAAGAGCCTATCAAGATCGTTTGATGGGTTTAACTGGTGGTGCTTTAGGTCAAGCTGAACAGGCTCAACAACAGTATGCCCCTTTGCAAACTGCGGCTACAGGATTGTTTGGATTGGGTCAGCAGTATCTTGCACAGAGTCCTGAACAGGTTGCGGCTAAATACATTCAACAGCAACAGGACTTGCTTGCTCCTAGCCGTGAGCGTCAGATGGCTCAGTTACAGAACCAGTTGTTTCAACAAGGTCGTGGTGGATTATCTGTAGGTGCTACAGGTATGCGCCCTAGTGGTGCGGCTGGATTGGGTGCGACTACACCTGAGTTAGAAGCCTACTACAACGCTATTGCTCAACAAGATGCTCAGTTGGCGGCACAAGCACAACAGGCTGGTCAACAGAATGTTGCGTTTGGTACAGGATTATTTGGAACAGGAAGCCAGTTGTTAGGTCAGTATCAAGCTGGTCAGGTTGGCGCATTGAGTCCATTTACAGCCTATTTGGGTGCTGGCCAAACCATTGAATCACTTGGACAACAGCCTTTAGATATTGGCGCACAGTTGGGTGGTCGTGCGGCTACTGCTGGTGCTAATGTTGGTCAAGCATTGTTAACTGGTGGAATGAGTGCCGCTAGAGCGCAACAAGCTGGTTCTGGATATAGTCCTTTAGGTGGTTTGTTGCAGGGACTTGCTAACAGTCCAAGACTGCAAACTGGATTTGAGAACGCTTATAACAATTACACAATGAACAGAAATATTGAAGGCGCAGTTCCACAAACTGCAAACCCATTTTATAGTGGGGCAAGTCCATCAGAAATGCAACGTATCATGGGCGAATTCTACTAAGGAGTAATCATGGCAACCTCAGAAATTCTCGGTTTATTTACTACTCCTGAACAGTATCAACTTGCTCAACAGCAAGCACAAGAGGCGCAAGCTATTCAGTATGCAAATCTTGACCCTATGGCTCGTGCCAACTATGGGACTTTCCTTGCTGGTCAAAAGCTAGGTGGTGCTATTGGCGGTGCTTTGGGTGGTCAAGACCCTATGCTTCAAAAGATTTCACAGCGCCAGCAGTTGATTGGGATGATTGACCCTAGCAACCCTGATTCTTATGCTCAAGCCATTCAAGCTGCATTGCAAGGTGGAGATCAAGAAGCTGCTTTCCTGTTGCGTAATGAGATGATGAAGGAAAAGCAACAGGCTCAAGAGCAGCAGTTAGGTCAATACAAGGTTGAAGATTACCTTACCGAGCGTGGTATTGGAATTCGTGATCGTGGAATGGCAGCCAATGCTCTTGAATTGTCTAAAGGTCTTACTAAGGCTGATGGCACTGTTGATGAGACTGTTTACAACCAATTGTTAGGTTATGGAAAGATTGGTACTGACATTATTGAGCAACGTCTTAAAGCAACTCAAGGACTTGAGTCTCAACAGGTTCAAAACCTTGCTAGGACTCTTTTCAAAGCTGATGGAACTCGTGACCCTGTGGTTGAGAAACAATTGTCAACAACTGTTGCTGGTCGTGCGATTCTTAAGCAGTTTGCTCCTGAGACTAAAGAACTTAAAAAGGGTGAGAAACTTGCCGAAAGACAACCAAATGGAACTTGGAAGGTTGTTCCATTAGAAGGTATACCAACACAAACAACTACATCTGACAATGCAATCCAATCATTGATTGTTGGCAAGGCTATTCATCCCACAGTTTTGCCTTATGCACAGCAACTTGCTAGAAATTTTGTGAATCTTGATTTTGAAGATCAAAATGTTCTTATGGAGAAACTCACAAGAATAAACAATGATGCTCAAAAGTATGCCTCAGAGAAAGATGCAAGAGCGCAATCAAGAGAAACAAGCAATTCTTTAAAAGAATTAAACATTCAATTAGCTGAAC